GATTAATTACTTGTTTAGTATCTGTATCCAGTTCAACATTAGTCCCTGGAACATTAGCTGTAGCCATATTATTTTAATTATATTTTAACGATAGAAATATCCAGTACCAGCAATAGAAGCAAACCCAGTTCCAGAACCAGAAAGAGTTATTTTATCAGTTATAGTGTCCCAAACAGCATTCATTACTTGAGTATTTCCTTGAACACTTGTAGGTATTTTAAGTATAACTGTTCTTCTGCCATATCTATTAAGTGTAGCCTCGAAATCAAGTTGATCGTTTGCATCTGTTCCTTCTATAGTAATAATAACTTTATTAACATAGTCTGGTACACTTATAATATCAGAACTATCGGCTGCAAATCCTAAGAATGTCTCTCCATAACCTGTGTCCATGTTTAATTCAGTAGTTGATATAGCACGACCAACAAACTTAGCAGTTATACCACTAGTTGAGGTAGCTGTAGAAATAGCACCACTTGTTTGAACTAGATAATCTTTTCCAGCAGTTAAACCAGAAGTAGTAAATATTCCATTAGTCTGAACTGGTACTGTTTCACCTTCAGCACAATCACCTTTAGAGAATCCTACAAAATAAGCAGTAGTGGTTGCGTTAGTATCATCAGCTAGAGCCACTTTAGTAGTAGTTGAATATAAAGCCTTACCTGCTGTAATAGCTTCAGCACAAGTAAAGTTCCTTACATTAAATATATTATAATCTAATCCTGAATGAGTAGTAGTTGATTGAGCAGCAAATGTATTAGCTCCACTAAATGTTTCATCTCCAGCATGAGTGTTAGCTCCACTCCAAGCATAAACTTCAGTTAGGTCTAACCAACCTTGAGCTAGTTTACCACTATTATCACTCCAAATATCCCATATCCCGTCATTAGTAGTAGCTACATTAGCACTAGGGGTAGATGAAGCGTGTTGTGATTGTTGTACATGAGGTTCTGTTACTCCCCAAGGAGTAGATGAAGCACTTTCTTTATAAGTTGCAAGTTCACTAATACCAGCAGTTGTTTCAGTAGAAGTAGATGCACCTTGATTAATCAAATTATCAACATAAGATTTAATAGTAAATTGATTTGTATTAGTAGCACTCAATGAACTTTCAGGTAAAGCATTAAAAGTCCAAACACCTGTAATAGTCTCATCTTTTCCTTTAATATTAAATTCATTATAGAAAGGAGCTGTGTTAGAAATTCTGAATAGTGTACCTCCAGCATGAGCAAATCTTAAACTAGTTGAAGCTGTATAAGGAGAACTTAGTCCTAAGCCCCTAGTAACACCAGTTAGAGTAGCTTTACCACCACTAATTTGAGTAATCCCTGTAAAGGAGATATTTTCTTCTCTTGATGTATCAGGTTCTAAAACACCATATCCTATATCACCAAAGTCAGTCATTACCACTAAATCATCATTAGGATAAGCAAAAGAAGTCAATCCAACAGAAGTTACAGTTGCAGATATACCAGATCCAGATAAATATAGATTCTGTACTTGAACAAAGTTAATATCATTTCCACCTAATAATCCTTCTGGTACTGCTCCTAATTTCTGGAAAAATGGCAATGTATTATTAGTTGATATGTTTAATTCCTGACCAGTATATATTAGGTCAACATTAAATATATCGTTAGTATCAGCTAACACTTCGACACTTGTTCCATTGTCTTGTGCTATTTGATTTAAAGTATCTCCAGGTTGAACGATATAAGTGGTAGCCGATACACCAACTACTAATAGTAATGTTGCTAAGACGATTGTTGCGAGTGTTTTAAACATATTTTTATTTTATTCTTTTATAGAATTATTATCTGTTTCAGCTAGTGATACATCTCCACCGAATGCTAGTAACGACCATCGTTGGTCAATATCATTACTAGAGTATTCAACCAACATCTCATAATAAGGTTGTGGTGCTTCTTCATCTATCCATCTGAATTTCCTTAAATCATCTTGATCTGAACTACCAGCAAAGTTATCTTTTCCTAATCCACTCTTACCTATTCCACCAGGTCCAGGTAGACTTAAAACCTTTTTACTTGTTCCTTCAAATTCATGTGTTCTTGTTCCACCAACACCCCTATAATCGAAGTAAAACTTTCTTTGTAGTGTAGTATTAGCAGAAATATATCCCTCGTTGTACCATTCGTTAAACTGTTTCTCTATTGATCTCTTACCTTGATTCTGATAACTAAACCTAGCAATAGACTCAATAGGATTAGCATTATCGTTGTAACCATCTAGTAATGTATAACTCTCAGGTGCAGCGTTAGAATGAAGTACAAGTTCATCATCTATAATCGCTAATCTACCAGCAGGCATAACCCAAGGTGCTTCCCAGAAGCCTCTTTCTAAGTTATAAACAAGTAATGTGTCATTATCTGGAACAGTTACATATAAATTATTTTTATAAAACTTAACGTGTGGATTTGTCCAAGTATAATAGTCGAAGTCAACCTTAATTGGGTCAGATATATTTTTTAATTCAGGGGTGTTTACATTTTCTATTCTTCCTAGACTATTTAATGCTGGTTCATTCGATATAAAGACAATAGAATTTTTGATCGTACCAATAGCAGATTGACTTAACGCTCCTTGGTCTACACCACTCTTTAATCTTTTAATCTGTACCTCCTCTGCTGTGTTATCTGAACTTAATTCGAAAACTATTTGATACCATTGACTCTTACCAGCAGAAATATACATTACACTCTCTTGGGTTTGAAACCCTACAGCTGGGGCATCTAAGCTAAACGATGTTCCTTCACCAACTAATCTAGTAGCAGTTGGAGTATAGTTTGTAAAATCATTAACCTTAGAAAGATATATTAAATTACTTGTTAAAGACCCAACATATAACTGACCATTTAAACAACTAATTATGTCATTAGTTAATCCTGTAGATGGTTTATTGGTATGAGTAGTTGGACTCTGGATTACATTATCACCATCTGTTTCACCACTAGGATCAGGAGTAACTCCAGTTAAAGTGGTAGTGCTCTCTCCTCCAGTATAGGTATAAGTAGTTCCGTCAATTTCTACAGTTTTATCGTAATTTGATCCATCTGTAATAAATCTAGCTTCACCCCAAGTGGCTGTACCAGTCTTTGTAATTGTGTTTGATGTTGTAGAGGCAATTACTGCTAATCCTCCACTCCATGAGTAGAGATTAGAGTCTCCATTTACAAAAAATAGTATATCCTCATCCTCATCTGTATCCCAGTACATGTTATTTTCAGTAAACTGAAAATCAACAGCAGTCCATCCATCTAGTATCCTAGTCCAAGTAGTACCAATAAGCACCTCTAATTCATCATCGTAAGCCCTTAAAGCTCTTTGTACGCCTGTTGAAGTGTCCCATTCGGTAGATGCCTCTATTTGTGTTGTAGCAGTGCTTGTAGCCCCTAATATCGTATATCCTTTTCTGGTAGTAATTAGGTCATCATCAGTAAAAACTACATTTTTAGAACCGTCAACAAGAATACCAGGAGGAAGTTTTGATTTATCAGATTTATTTCTGTAGCCATTAAATTTGTCTACTATGTCCCAACTCATAACTTAATTCGTTTATTATTAGCTTGTTCTTTATGTGTTGCCCATCGACAATTCTCTTTACAGTAATTGCCATCTACATTGTTCTGTTATGTCCCAAGTCATTATTTCATGTTAGCTTTTCTTCTTGCTTTGTTTCTTCTTACAGATTTTATTAATTGAAAGTCTCTTTCAGCTTCCCTACGTTTTAATTTATGGAATCCTATCCTGCCTAACTGTTTAGCTAACTTAAAAGGTGCAGAAACTGCCCTTCTTAACTGTGCAAATGGCATATTATTTATGGTTATCTCCGTTTAAACAGAGTGTAATAAATTTCTTCTTGCTTCTTCGCTTCACTTTTATACATTATTTTATATTCTCTTGATGCTCTTTCATATTCTTCTTTATAGAAGATTACATCATTAGATTTGTTACCTAGTTGAGCAAAACAATATTCTGTTGCTTTAAAGAGGTAAACGTTATAACTGTCTGTATCAAGATTTAGTTCATCATCATCTTCGCTTGTTTCTTCCTGCCAAACTCCAGCAGCTGTTCTAAATAAGTATTTTGAGTAATAATCTAAAGAGAAGATACTACCAAGAATCGATTTTATACTGTCTACTCTAAAGTCAGTATCTGCAGTTCCATCATAAGTTATAGTTACTCTTAGATATGTAATTGCCGAAGAATCAGGACTACCAGTTTCTGTAGCTCCATTCCAATCAAATCTAACTAGATTCCAACCAGTCTGGAAAGCTCCATCTTGAGCAGCTGTCTTAGTTACATTCCAATAAGCTGATGTTGAAGAACCCCATCTAAGATTTACACTAGTAAATGCTGAACTGTCAGGAATATATAACCAAGCAAATAATCCAGATTTATCTTCGTGGTCTGACAGATCAACTGCATCAAATGTAGAGTTCTGAATATATCCAGATGTAGAGGCTCCTGTAACATCAAAGTTTAATGAACCACCACCAGATACATAATTTAGATTATCAAGTGTTAAATTAGAAGCGTCAGCCGTTGCAGCCCAAGTTCCATCTCCGTCTATAGTATTACATGGATGAACAACTGCTCCTGCTGATAGGTCAGCCGCTAATCTTAAACTCTTAATCCCTTTATTATGTTTTACGTTGAATGTAGAATCAGATCTATTAAAATCAAAGCTTTCTGGTCCAGTTAAGTGAAATTTTCTTGAACGATTAACTTGTTTAATGACATCTACAATCTTATTACCCTTTAAATCAGAGGGTAATGTATAGTCATAAACACTATCATAAATAGCATTAGTAATTTGCTGGATCCTTCTTGTCTCCTGAAAGTCATTATCTTGTAGACATTCTCTAGCAGCTCGATTAAAAACCTCATTAAGATTAGTAATCTTATCAGTAGTAGTTCCTTTAAGAAGACCAGCTAGATCATTCTTAAGTTTTGATATAGTATAAGCCATGTTGTTTTTGATTAATAACCAGCTTCTAAACCTACTTGAACAAATGCTTGAACATCATCATCTGGATCAGTTGCAATATTCTCACCCAGTAATAACAGTCTGACATATTTTGATGATGGTAATTCTAAAATATATGAGAATGAAGTAGTAGCAGTACCAGGATCAAATGAAAATGTCTGAGGCAAAATCGTTCCAGTAGTAGTAGCGACCCCATCAGTAGATGTTGAATTACCAGTTACATTAAAAAATGTAGTCCCGTCTTGTGATATTTGAGTGCGAAAACTGAATGTAGATGTAACAGTTCCACCTATGGCTTGACCAGAGATAGAAATCCTATTTACACCATTAGTTTCTATTTGTTGTGTCCAAAGACCACCATCTGCATCGGTGGTTGTAGCCGAAGACTCTACAAAAGAATCTGGCAACATTATTAAATCTGATGCTGAACCACCAAGAGTTTGATAGACAGTTGTACTACCACCCCCACCTAATGGCTCAATAGTATTAGGTATAATGTTTTGGATAAGACCAAAGACTGCTAGACCTACAACAATCGCAATGGTGATTCCAATAGTTTGTTTGTACATACTTTTTTATATTAATTATTCGTATATCTTAGAGGACTCAATGAATCCTCTAAGTATAAGAACAACTATTAATCTGCGTTCCAGCAATTTACATGAGCTGTACCAGTAGATAACATTCCACCAGCAACAGTCCAAGAAGCTGAAGAAGTAGCATTAATTGACTGTGTAGTTCTAGTTACAGTAAAGTATTCACCACTTGCAATAGCATAAACTTCATCAGTAGTACTTCCCTCATCATCATCTTTATTTAAGATGTCAGCAGTAGAAGTAGATACAGTAGTAGCAGCAATTAGAGTAGCAGAACTAGTATTAGTAGCACCAATACCTAATTGTAGATCCATATTATAAAGACCATTTGCTGTCTTTACGTCAATAGCAGCCATATTACACAACATTCTACCATTAGTATTTTGAGCACTACCAAGTATTGCCTGAGTATCTTTCACTGCAACATTACCAGTACCAGTAGCATTGGTGAAATCCAAAGCAATTTGGAATGTAGCATCTGGTCTTCCCATAGTAGTAGTACCAGTTAAACCAATATCACCAGTTAGTGTAGCAGCACCTGTGAATGAAACAGATCCATTCATGATGGTAGCACCATCAACTGTTAAATCATTTTCAACATATACATCCCAGAATCCAGTAGCAATATCGGATTGTCTAGCACCAAGCATTTCACTATCAGAACCTGCTTGATTTACTGTTGTATCACCATAGTAGTTATTGACGATACCACTAACAGCAGCACCAGCACTAATTACTACAGCAAATACAGCAACTAAAGCAATAGCGACATACATACCGTAGTTGTTCTTTTTAACTTTTTTAGCCATAAGAATTAATTAAAGTTAATTAGAACCTAAGCTCCGAGACTACCTACTAAACCTTCATAAGCAATAGGAGCGACTGTTTCTCTGTATTCACCTTTATAGATATAGTTGTTATTTCGTTGATATTTGTAATCAACAATGTCAGTTTGTTTAGCCTGTCTAATCCATCTGTACATTGAGTGATTTTGTGAACCTAAGAACCAAGCTGTATCTGAACCGCCTTGTGCAGCACCTAAGAAAGGTGATTGCAATACTTGTAGTCCTGGATAAATATCAGAGACCCAGTTCATGTCGTTATTAGCGGTTGTTGGTCGAAGAGCTGATTTAGCAAAGATGTTAGCATTCTTCCAAAGAGCTGGAGGAACTAACAAAAAGGCTGGATCATGCCCACCTAAAGTTCCGTCTTGAGTTAATTGCTCAATTAACTGAACAATAGCAGTTGCTAGAGTAGCGTCTGATAAAGCACCAGATACTAAATTATCAACTGTAGTACCATCTAAAGTAACATGAGAGTCGCTGAATAATGCAACACTGTCATTAGATGTTTCTGTAGTGAAACCCAAGTTGTATGCTGTGAATGCGTTCTTATCACGAGTCAATCGTGCATTTCTAGCCATGTTTTGTACCATCATAGCAACTACATCATGCATATCGTCATCAAAGTAATTCTTTGATACGTCAATACTCTTAGCGTAGTTAATAATCTGATGAGTTTGTTGATTACCGACTTTGTTGCTCCCCTCTGGAACATCTTGCAATTCTGTTCGTGAATCCCAGTAACCAGAACCCTGGAACTGTTCAACAATAACAGCACTGTTGTCGGCAGATGACTGCATGAATGCTTTACCGTTTTCTGCGGTAGCAACTCCAGCCATTGTAGGATAATCAAAAGTAGCATCAAACACTTTGTCCAACGCAGTTTTGATCGTATTTGCGGCATTACCGCCATTTAGACCTGCCATAGAATTAAGTGTTTAATAATTATGTTATTTTGTCATCACCATATTCGGTAGATGCATCACGAATGATGAAGTCGATTGTACCTTTTTCGTAGTTTCCACCTCGGATTTGGAAAGCCAAAGCCGCTGTATCTCCTGCGTCTTCGTTGATTGACCAGTCACCAGCACTTGTAGTAGCACTAACTGTAATGTCAACTCTATCTCCTTCTAAAGCCTTTAATTTAGCTTCAGTATCAATATTTGCTGCGGTAGTAGCGTATGCCCTATAAATAACACCTGTTAGTGGGGCATAAGCTTGAACTACACCATCAGCAGTAGCTGTATGAGTAGAATCTTTTTGTGCCAAACCTACAATATTAGTATCAGTACCAATAGTGAAATCACCAGTTACGCAAGGTGTTACATAAGGACTTCCAGCGGAAGTTCGTTTTAGTAACATTCCTGCTTCAATAACTGTGGCTGCAGCATCAGTCTGAAACTCTTGTGTTGGGACAGAATCATAAGGACTATCAACGATAGAAATTCTTTTTCCTGCCATATTCTTTTAAGTTAATTTATCTAGGAGCAGAATCAGTTATTGCTTGCCCTTTTGCGGCAAAAACATCAACTAATTTCTTCTCTTCACCTGATAATTTCTCATCAGATGTATCCTGGATAGATTGACCAGATGTGTTTGCAGTAGTTGTTATAGAAGCTTGTGATCTTAGAGATTCTGCTAACTCAGCATTGGTGTTTAGAATCTTCTTCTCATTAGCCATTAACCAAGCAGACTTTACAGCTCTCTTTACTTCTTTCGCTGTATAACCAGCCATTTTGACAGAGTTCTTTAGATGAAATTTGATTAATTCAGCCTCCTCTTCAGATTTAGCTAGATTATCAACCTCACTATCAATCTTGTCTTTTGTCTGATCAAACTTGAAAGTTTCCATTTCTTCTTCTTGCTTCCTTTGAAACTCTACAAACTTATCTTCTTCAACCTCTTCAGGTTCGACAGTCTCTTCTTCAACCTCATCTTTGTCCTTTTTTAAGTCTTTAATAACATCTTCCTTATGACCGATGATGCTATCTTTCTTATCAAGGTCTTTTTGAGCTTGTTCGAGTTCTGCCTTATAATCTACTGCTGGAACTTCAGGTTCCTTAGATGGTTCCTTTGATTCTTCGGTAGAAGGTTTAGTAGTGATTTCAGGAGTTACTGTCTCCTTGTTTTCAGTAGTTGTCTCTACTTCCTTGTTTTCAGCCTCAGGAACGGCATTTTTTTCTTCTGACATATTGTTGTCATTATTCCCCAGAGTCAGGGTTAAATCCTCTTAGATATTTAAAGGAAATATCATCTTCCTATTCGTTGTGCCTCATCTGGGCGTTCATTAGCTAGTCTTTTGATCTTTTTCTCCCATAGGTCATTAGTGTAAAGCATAGCCTTACCGAACATTATATCATCGAGATTATCAGATTTTCTGAATATATGAATTGAAGCAACTCTATCCATCTCAGTCTTCAATGTATTGAACAATGAATCTTTGTGAATATAGTTCCTAGCTTCAATAGCTAGACTACTTACTTTTCCTTGACTTAGATTTTTTAGAAGTTCGTTTTCTGTTACGCCGTTTAGTAACTTTCTTAGTAACAGGTTCTTCAACTTCTTCTTTAGGTTTTTCATCTTGTTTTACTGCTTGAGGAATCTTAGTTAACTCCTCTTCTTTGACGATACAGTTGTTTTTGCCACTTCTAGTTATTCCATAGGTTGAAGCAAGAGCGTCTTGTTCAGCTATGGGTAAACTTGCCCATTCTTTTATGTCCATATTACTTAGTTAATTCTTTAAGCTCCTCAGCGGAGTTAACTACTACCACCTCGGTGTCTGTTATCACAATAAGCTCATTCCTATGTGTAACAATGTGTGTAATGTCTTTTAGTTTCATATTTTTAGTTATTTATATTTTATACTGTTTAGATATAGTGAAGTATCTCTTTCTGTATCTTGTAATATGCTAATTAAGACTTTGTCGAGTGCCTCTTTTACTGCAACAATTCTCTTAAGTTTTACAGCCTTCTTTGTTTTGAATTTATATGTATTTTTCATACCGTTTAGTTTATTTATATTTGATCTTGTTTAGGTATAGTGTCTGCTCCTGTTGGAGGCTTAGTATTCAGTATTTCGTTAGCCTCTGTTACTTTGGCTGCGTCTACTGGTTTCTTTAGATATTTATCTTCCTTACCTGGTACATAAGCCCCATACAGGAAGTCTCTAGTTACTGCCTCCATATTAGATAGTGGGTTGGCAATAGCTCTATCATAAAGTTGTAACTTCTTGAAGAACTTAGTAGCACTGTCTAAGAAGTCTGGTTCCATCTTTATTAAATATTTCATTCTTCTAAATACTGATGGGTTTACCTTAGCTATTGATTTATCTCCTTCATCTCCAGTTCTAACATCAAACACTTCCTGTTCTAACATATCAAATTCAATCTCTTTCTGTTCTTCTTCACTTTCAGGCATATCTTGAGTAAATTCTATTTGTCTACTCTTAGTCTTTCCTTCTACATTCTTATTAGGTAATAGTATCCTAGGAAACTTCAACTTTACATCATCACCTATTATCTCTTTAACCTCAGCTATAGGTACAAATTGAACTATTGATCCTACTCTTAGTATTCCGAAATCTCTTATAAGTTGAATAATCATCTTTCCAGCTAGTCCAAGTACAGTCTTAGCATTCTGTTCTAATCTAACAACCTCATATTTAGTCTTATCTCCACCTGTTTGTTGACCTGAACTTAATGGGTCATTACTACTTTCATCTGCACTACCTTCAACCTTCTCAAGGGTATTAGCTGCAGCTGATAGGTTTCTACCAGTTCCAATACTATCGATTCTACTCTCTGGATTCTTAAATGATGTCTGTCCACCAGGTATCATAACTGCACTATCCATCTCTTCTACCCCGTAAATAGCACTAGGAGGCATAGTTTCAAGGATTGTACCGTCTATTAGGAGGTTATATAGAGTATCTATTACATCTTGGTCAGGCATTATCTTAGCCACTAAAGGCATTCCGTAGAAGAATCTACTGTTAAACTGTTCGTAAAAGCTCTTAGCAAATGGATATCTCTTGTCTTTACGTTGAATTGGTCGATCTGGATCATCTAGTAATACACCATTTACTATCCTTAGATGTAAGTCTGCTCCCCTGTTATAATAGTTAATTTCTTCTACTAGTCTCTCCTCTAGCTGTTCGTCATATTGTTCATAAAATGTCTGTTCATCACCGTTATAAAATATCCTTAATCCTGGTGTTACATATTTCTTAAAGTTCTCGTTATTACCATATTTAGCTTTAGCATCAGAATAACTAATCACTTTACGCCATATAAGAAATGGTTGTTTCTGTAATTCTGGTTCATAAATATTACCGATATATAGCTCATCTATAGGTACAATAGAGTTCTGAAACCCAGAATATAGCTCATCAACTACTTCTTCTATGTCCCAGCTACCGTCTTCTTTAATGTCTTTGATGTTTCTGCTTACCCTTGAATAGTCCTCAAATAAGATGACAGCAGGATTAACACACATATCCATTACAGCTGATATGAATGTATCTTCGTATTTACTCTGTTCTCCAGCCCATTCGATAATATCTCTCATTATTAGAGCCATATCCTTATCTTCTTCACTATCATCGTTTTGAGCAATAACATTCGGATATAGTACAGATTGGGTTAAATGAGCCACAATCGAGATAACCTTGTTCCTTGTAAGAGGTCTAATAGTATTAGCTCTCCACTGTTGATTAGGGTCATCAGTAGCAGAAGGTATATTGTTATTAAACCTTTTCTGCATTTTGTTAGTAAATGAGATAATGTCCATTGAATCACCTTCACTACCAGAACCAAACTCCTCATAGGGGTTGTTCATAATATCCTCAGCAATATTCATATCACTAAGAATCTGGGTAAATCTGTTCTTTACCTCAGTACTTGGTTTATATTCTGAAAGTGTATCAAGGTGTTCACCTCTATTGTTTGTCTTTGGATCTACTAATAAATTCATATTTTAGTTTTATCTACAAAAAAAGCCTTGCTACTTTCAGCCCACTTTGCGAGGAGGCTGAATGTTGCAAAGCTATTTATATAGATAAGTTGTAAGTTATTTCTCTTGGAGTTTAAGGTAGCTTTATATTAGAATCGAATGGTTTTTTGATTGCATCTAAATCAATCCTACCAAATTTACATTTGTGACACCTTAAACATTCATAGCTATCTGAGTGCCATTCTAATTTATTCCACTTATGTAGTCCTAGTAAGCAAAGTAGTTTCATACTCTTATATGGGGTTAGATTCTTCAAATAACTTATCAAGTCCTTTAGCAAGTTCTGCTTCACCTTCAGTCATAGGTGGTATTTCTTCAATCTCAACTTTAACAAAATGACCCTTATGATCTTTGACGTATCTTTCAGCTAGGTTTGTTGGTGCAAGACACATATATTCTTATATGGGGTTAGAGGTTAGTTTTCCACTAGGTTCAAAGCACATTTCACAGTATTTATTTCTAAGTGGGTCACAAGTCATTCCTATAAATTTACCGCATTTAGCACAATATACATCACTGTTTATAACTTTTACTCTCTTATCTTCTTTCATACCTTTATAAGTTAATCATACATTTGTAAATCTCTCTGTAGTCTTTCAAGTCTTAAATTAGCATCTTTTATCTTTTCGGCAATATATTTTAATTCTCTTTTAACAGATTTACTAGCACCACTCTTTAAAAGCTGTTCTACTAATAAACCAACACCTTGAGCTTCATTAGAGCTTCTTAAAATAGAACCACTTGCATCTTGTGGGCATACATTGTAGGTCTTACCAATAGCCCATTGTAATTTGTCATAAAATTCTTTCTGTTCCATATACCTTTATAATCTATGGTTTAAATCATCAAGTATCTCTGCAATCTTTGATATAGCAGCATGAATTTGTTTTAACTCCAACTCCCTAGCGTCAATATCATTTCTAGTATCCATTATAAGCTCATGATACTCATGATATACATCTTCTATTTGTTCACTGGGTTTTTCATGTATAATTCCCATATAATCTATGGTTTAATCCTCTAAAGGTTGGAGGTAGTGAGGTATATATCGTTCTAATACAAGGTTCTCGTCCCCAGCTATAGCTCTTTACTCCCTGTATATACACATAAGGGGTGGGACTTATCTATGCCTCCAACATTTAATTGACTAACAGCTGGAGTCTTCGGTTTTGCTAGATACACTTTAATAGGGTCTATCCGCCAATGGCTTGACCGAACGGAGAACCTAAGTCCTCACTCCAACTGTTAACCAACTAATCCACTATATCACCTCCACTAAGGAGATGACGATAAGCGTGATTACCATCTAATGATGATGATATAGGGGACTAATCCTTTGCCATTCCTAGTAGTATAAATGCTATATTAATCCATGTCATATTGTTTAGTTACGTTTATAAGTTATCATTGGAAATATTTAACCCAGTATTCTTTATTATATTTTGTCTTACTATGACAGCTCATACACAATGTTATCAGGTTGTCTGTATTACAGTTGTTTTTGACATAATCTATGTGATGTACTGATAATGCTATATCCCCTTGTGGTTTACCACAAACTTGACAAGTATAGTGGTCTCGTTCTCTGATAGCTCTTCTTAATGTATCTGTCCAGTCAACTGGGTATGGATTATTGTGCCTACCACCCTTAGCATCAGACATCCTCTTCTTCGCTTCTTCAGTATGCTTCCTACCATAAAATGGATTATCTACTCCAATTGACTTCCCTTTACGGTCTTGTGACATCTTTAGCTTCGTTTCTTTCGACATCTTTGACCCTAATCTGGGACCAGGCTTACCAATACGAGACTCTCTCAGCTTTCTAATAGTCTCCTTGTCTCTCTTTCTGCCCAACCAATATCCTGGCTTTCCCATCTTAGCTAGACTCATTTTCTTTCTTGTTTCATCTGATATTGGCATATAATTATATTCTTCGATAGGAAATCATTGGGTTATATGACTTAGCCTTAGTACTACCTCCAGCATGTGTCATAACTACATATCTTAGGGCATCTAGTAAATGATCATTAACAGGTATAGGGTTCTCAGATTCATTTTTATCAGGTTTCTTATCAGGGTAGGAATAGGTCTCTAATTCATATATTAGGTTAATACAGTCTTGGTGTATCTTTATCTTTCCCTGTTTAAAGGCTTCTCTTACCATCTGTATTCCGTTTTCTACACTCTTCTTACCCTTAATAACCTCTCTGACGTTAAGCCCTATATTCCTTAACTCTTTAATACCAGCAGGATTCTCAGGATCAGGATATACTACATTAGGTTCGTATTGTTTAGCTACAGCTGCTATTTCAGTATCAGTCTTACCTCTCTTGTAGTATTCTCCAGTAATCCATAGGTTATCGTCTCCATCAGTCTTTATGTCTAGCATTCCACAAGGATTGGTATAGCCGAAATCTAAGCCTAATATCTTCTGTCTTTGATAAAAGAACTCTGGTAGTGCAGTAAATGTATGGATATCTCTTAGAAACTCCTTATAAACTAAACCTTCACTCTTTCTGAAGTCAGCCAAATACTCTTGGTGAAACCTATCATCTGTAATCTCTATCTTAGCTTTATCTATCTCTTCTTTTGGAATGAACGGGTTATCATAACTTGTAAAGTGGAAACTCTTGTAATCTTTATCTTTAGTTTCTAGGTTATATAAGTCGTAGAAGTGATTAAACCCTTTAGGAGTAGATATGAACATTACCTCTCCTTTACGATCAGTCAGTGTAGGTCTTACTACTTCTTGCCATGCTTCCCAGAAGTTTCTCATCATAGCTACTTCATCTATAATCAGGAAATCAAAGCTTTGTCCACGTAATGATTCAATACTTTCCCAGCCTCTTAACCAGATATGACTCTTGTTATTAAGAGTTATTTCTAGTCTACTCTCGTTATATACTGGTTTAGCACTGCTCTGTTCAGGTAATCTTCTTTTAAACTCACTCCATGCTATATCTCTTGCTTGAGTATAAGTAGGTGCAATATAAGCTATTTTAATGTCCTTGTTTAAACAAGACTTAGCTACTATCTCTAATACAGCTAATGTAGTTTTACCAAATCTTCTACCGCAGTTTACTACCCTAAATCTATGAGTATCTTTAGCTATCGTCTCTTGGGCTGGATGTAAATTAACAGCTTCCATACATTAAATCTCTATTCTTAGTTATATTACCTCCGTATGTATCAGTTAATCTGTGGCAATCTATACATAGGGTTTGACCATTACTTACATCAAATCTTAATTCTGGATAGAGTGCAAATTGTTTAATGTGATGTGGGTGTAAAACTATTGATTTTCCATTACCATTTTTTAATCCACATTCTTGACAAGTATAGTTATCTCTTTCAAATACTGCTGTTCTCCATTGTTTATACTCCATGGAATGTCTGATTTTTTTACCTATTGAAGTTAAACCACCCTTCCAATTCCAATGATTATTACCTTTTATTCTTTCACTTCTATCTAATCTTTCTTTTAATGTATATTTTCTTCCAGTATTCGCTTTAATTAGCCTTTCTTTCGTCTCTTTAGACATTTCAATTCCTTTATTCCAAGATGGTTTACCAAACATAGGATTTTTATCTCCCAACTTAGATAACCTAACCTTTTCCCTAGTTTCTTTTGTCATCTCTTTCCTCGGACAACAACTCTGACAAAATCCAGATTTACTTCCAATAGATATATCTACATTACATTTTTTACACTTACTACCTTTATAATTCTTTGCTTCCATTCTTGTTTATTAAGGTATTAGGTAATACTATTGGTTCTCCTCCAGATGTTACATCCATTGTCTGTTGTGATTTACCAAATGCTCTATCCATTAATGAATCAATGGCTCTGTTGTCTGGCTTTTCAGTAGTAATGAAGTAATAACTATCATCTACAGTACCAGCTTCATTGCTATCTAATTCATCTAATACTTCTTTTATCCTAATAGGGCTAGTAACTAATACATTCTCCCTTTTAGTCTTTTCATTCTTACCACTGCCAGTAACAGTTTCAACGACTTCATAAACATAAGTTAACCCAGTAGCTAATCCAAACTGAGCATTGTATAGTTTATCAATACCCTTTCTCACCCTCTTTCTGAA